TTAAATTGAGTAGAAGTTAGTCCAATAGCTTGAACATAATACTTTGTATCTCTAATTACACCTTTCAATGAAGTTGCTGTTGGAACAACTACATCACCTGCTGATAATCCGTGAGCAGCTGATGCTGTAAATGTAGTACTTGAAGTAATAGTTGTTACTGTAATCGAAGGACGAGTATTTGTATTATTAGCTGTGAGCATATTGATAATAAGATCTAGCTCTTGACCAATAAATGTATTTGCTGAGCTTCCGTTTAGCGAAGCATAAGTCCATTGAGTAGCAGTGTTTCCAGCAGTTTTTGAAACTGTAGTGTTAGCTGTAATTTGTTGTAAAATTGTTTTTAATCTAGTATAAGCAGCTATATTAGCAGTTGCTTCAGTTGCGCTAGTAACTAAATTAGTTCCTGGTCCGTCAAAATAGGCCAAGGCAGCATTTAACATTTGTGTGTTTCCACCATAAGTTAAATCATAGCAAAGTGCGTCAATTACATAGCCAACATCTCTCTTACACTTAGTTCTAGAATATTTTACATTTGGATAAGTTAAGTCAATATATGCACCGATCTCTGCTTTAACAAAATCTTTATTTTCATATACTAATGTTCTGGCATCTTTATAACCTGCTAAGAAAGTAGTATTATAACCAGTTGGATCTGTTTTAAATATCATATTAGTTTGAGCTGTAATGAAATCAATGCGATGTTGCATTGTTCTCACCAATCGTCTCACTAATGTATCCTGTTGTGCTTGTCCTACAGGTACTAGTTGACTTTGACTTAAAGTATTCCCAGATGATTTAGTAACTGTTTGTCCTTGAACAATTTGTCCTGTAATTGTTTCTAATCTTCCTAATGCAGCTACACTATATTTGGCATCATCTTTACTAATTAAGCTTCCTGCTGGCCCAGCATTAGTTGAACGTACTTCGTCACCTAAAATTACTGTGCTCTCTGGAACAATAATTGGTAGTACTTCGCGATATCTACCAGTTAAAACGTGAACAGTGTTAAAAGCTGCTATTCTTTCAGGAATATTTGTAGCAGTTTTGTCTGTTAAAGCCGCTGTAATAATACCAACTAATGAAGTTATTTCTGTTAGTGCAGTATCTTCTGCTACATAATCTGTATCGATATGTTGCGGATAAATGTTTGTTGAATCTTCTGAAACATTTTGATAAGCCTGAGCAGGAGCATCATTGGATAATACTGATGCTATAACAGTTAACATATAGTTATAGCAAGCTACGTCAGCAGCTGATTCAGCATTTAATTTGCTATATGTTCCGCATTCTTCTGTTAGAGCGTTTACATATGAAAGAGCTGCACCTCTTGTTCTTACATTGCCACCGTGGCTAATATCGTATGCTAAAGCGTCAATGACCCAACCGATATCTCGTTCACACTTAGTCTCGTTATACGTAAATGCTGTAGTAAATGGGCTAATATTATTTGTTATTTGATAGTTAATCCATTGAGTAGTTTCTCTTTGAATAAACAATCTGTTCATTTCTAATAGATGCTTGGCGTTAGGATTTCTACATCCTTTTTCAATTTCCATTGCTGCATATCTGATAGACTTCCAAGGCTTATCAAATGTAGAACCATGTGTTGGGTATGGCAAATCTACGCCGTGCTCTCCAACCCAATATACGTGATCTGTATTGCCCCATGTTACCCATTCTGGTTTAAGATCAGAGCTTACACGTAAAATTTGGCCTTCTGTACCGATAGGAAGCCTTGTTGGTCCTGCACCATCATAGTAAACTAAGTCACCTAATGTGTTTAACACAGCAGTTTCTGATCCAACACTTAAAACATTCCAATAGGTACCAGTTTTATCATGATCTGGGCGAGAAAGTGATTGGCCGCCGCCTGTAGCTCCTACTGTAGATCCATCGTCTCCTTCTGAGCGATGTGCTAGTTTACAAATATAAGTATTATTTTCATATCTTACTGAATCACCGACTACATACTCAGTATCATCTTCCCAGTATCCTCTCCAGTTAATACCATTACTTAATGCTGTCCAATAAGTTGCTTGAGGAGGTTTAGCTGCAAATGTTGCAGTCATTGTTCCTGTAGCTGTCGTTGGAGTAAATGCTGCACCTCCAACAATTGTTGTTACAGTAAACTGAGTACCATTAACAATTTGCTTGATATAATATGTGCCGTTAGTAAAAACATTACCAAATGTAGAACCACTAAAACTAATAGCCATATCAGCAACCATAGATGCTGTAGATGTGCAAGTAAAGTATTTTGTAGTTGCACTAGTAGCTGTAATAGTTTGGGTAGCTGATGGACTATCGATGTTAGCTACATAGTTATATCCATTTAGTTTAACGACTTCGTTAATTAAGTATGAGCTACTTATAGACCAACTTGATCTGAACTTTAACCCTTCACTGAATAAATCCCAGTTAGTTGTTCCTGTTACAGGGTTTGATCCAGAATGTTGTGTTTTAGAAACATACTGATTTCCGCCGTATTTTACAACATCACCTGGTTGGTAATTAACACCAGCACTCCAGGTTGACTCAAATTCTAGCCCTTCTACAAATTGATTCCAGTTTGCACTGTCACCTGAAAAAGTAGCACCCGAAGAGTGATAAGCAGTACAAATCCATAAACCGCCACCATATTTTACTATGTCATTTAATTTATATCGAGTAGCGGTTACCCAGGTTCCTTTATAATCTACTCCGGTGCTAAACTCGTCCCACTTTGATTGATCAGTTTCTAATCCTAAAGTAGTTGTTGCTGCTGAAGTATGATAGGTTACGCAGATATAATTTATACCACCGTAGCTAACAATATCATTAACTTTATATCTTGTAGAAATGGCCCAATCGCCCTTCCATTCGAACCCTTCTACAAATATTTGCCAGGAAGCAGCATTCGCTTCTAACCCAGCACTTACAGTTGAAGCAGATGTGTGAGCTGTAGTACATAGATATACATTACCACCGTACTTGACTAAGTCGCCTTTTTCATAGGCAGTTGTTCCAGTCCAGTCACCTGTCCATTTTTGTCCATCACTTACAAGATTCCATCTTGTAGGATTGAAATTTAAATCTGTATTAAAATTGCTTGAAGCAGTATGGCCGACTACACAAATATATGTTTTACCAGAGTATCTTATTACATCATCTTTGATATATTGAGTACCTGTAACCCATTCGTTCTTCCAAACAAATTTAATCCTACCTAACTTAAACTCTGCCATTATCTACTCCGAAATTAGCGTTTCTAATATTTATAATCTTTAAGGTCTAAAAGATCTAAAGAACATAGTTTGGGCCAAAATTGATCCAGAGATATAACACCCTGCCCCTTTAAAATCTGCCATTACTGGTATTGTATTAGTAAATCCTGCTGTATTGCTAATTGAACTTGGTCCAACTTTTACAGTACCAGCAATAAAGCTTGCTGTTAATAGATCTTCACCACCAACATTAAGTCTATTATTAAGGTATGCGATGATTGCTCTCTGTGTTGGAACTATATTATTAGAATTGGCTGTAAATGTATTATCTTTGCTGAACTCTCTAACTACAGTTGCAGTACCGCCTACAATAATACCGCCAAGTGCAATCTCGCTAAGACCTGTTAAATCAAAGAAGTCAGCGCTAATAGTTACAGTTCCAGTGGCCTGTTCAACAGCAAACAACTCACCAGCTCTAAAATTACCATCTTGGTCAGTGCTTGTGTAGAATACACGACCTCCGTTTAATTGCCCAACTTCATTTTGTGGCTCTTTGGTATAATTATAATCTATATACAGCTCTGGATAATTTGTTTCAACAAAATTACCCGATCCAACATCTAAGAAATCATGTCCAGTAATTCTTACCTGACTATAACGTTCTTTGATTAAAACTTCCATATCGTGTTGTATTTCATCTGAAAGTTTCAATGGAGGGCTTATTTGGAATCGAGACTTAAACAATCCTGTTACAGGGTCTTGAGCAGTTTCAATATTCACTGCAACAGCAGTATAGTAAGTGCTTCTACCACCAATGTAAAACTGTGCTCCTGGACCTGGAATAACTGACAAATTATCTAAAGTTACATATTTTCCTGTAGGTTGAACATCAGCAAAACCGTCGCCTACTACTGTAGCCTCTGTACTGGCTGTTTTGTAGTAAACTCCTCTGTTTGTAAAGGTAGGTTGCGCTAATACTCCATCTGCCAATCGTATCTGATAAGTTGCATCAATTACATTATTTGGATCTGTAATAGTTAAAGCAGGCGCAGTGGTATACCCTGATCCAGGATTCCACAATCTTACCTTACTTATTCCACCTGATTCAACAAAAATTCGTCCTGTAGCTCTTGCACCTGTTCTTATTTTATTAATATAATCGCTAGTTGTATCAGGAGCAACTACCCATAAAGGAGTATTGTCCGAAATTGTACTATCACCAGTTGTTATATCAGGAGCACCAAAAGCTATTAGTCCCCATTTCTGAGAAGTGCCTAATGTTCTTGAGGTCCAAGTAATGCCATCTGGGCTTGTAGCGCAGAATGTTGTAGCCTGGTTATCATAAGTTTCACAAACTGCTAAAAATACACCTTGTCCATATCTTACTTTTTTCCAGTACATTTCATTAGGGCCAGTTTGTGGCATACCTTTGCTAGTTGTGTACCATATTAATCCGTCAAAACTATATGAAACATACCCTGCATTAGAAATTGCTACAAATCTTCCATTACCGTAAGCGATACTAGACCAATCTTGTAAACTAGAATCCTGTACTTCAATAACAACAGGAACCCAATTCATATTTCCACTACTGTAAGTTCCTACTGCGGCAGCGTTATTACTCTTAGCAATGGCTACAAATTTTCCTTTACCATAGGCTATATCAACCCATTCATTGGCTGCTGAATCACCGATATCTGGTAATGTGGATGCTTGCCAGCCGATACCGTTGGCGCTTAATGCTGCGGCATCTTGGTTAGCACTAATAGCTACAAATAATCCATTTCCATATACTGCTGAAATCCAGTTATTTGTAGATGGCATATTAGTTTCTTCCCAATTTACACCATCATAAGAATAAGCTGCTTTATTAGTTCCATAATTAATTGCAACAAATGTATTATCACCAGTAACTGATACTTTCCATTGACCCACTAAAGGCAGTGTAGCATAATACCATAAGTTACCGTTCCTACTATGTAAAATAGTATCCCCTAAGCTTGGAAACAGTACATATTTTCCACTAATGCCTAGTCCTTTATATGTAAAAGCTGTAATTACTCCAGCTGAGGCTCCTGTAACTGTAATTTTAATATCGTGCTCGATACTTTCTCCACCGATATTTTCGCCATCGATAATTAAAATATCACCTACAGTATAATTTTCTCCGCCTGATGCTAGAGTTACATCATATGTTCTATTTGTTTTAGTAATGTTGAAAAGAGCTAAACCTATATCTGTAACAATACCGTTATACTCTTCGTATGTTTCACCGTAACATAATGCACCCCAGTTTACAGCAGTTTGTAATTGTCTTTCTTCAGGAACAAATCCTGGGTCAGTAAAAATTGGTCTTGGCTCAACTTTATACTTACTAGCAGTGCTTAATGTTGTTCTTATTGGAGTTCCAGCAATTACATGATCCCAGCCTGCTGTGTTATCGCTTTCTTTATAAATTGTTGCTATTTTGTTAGGTTCATCGTAAGCATAGATATAACCATATTGTCCTGAGCCTTCGCCTCCGCTAATAATCAATCGACAACCGATTAATTCTGCTGCTGTAGAGTTATCATTAGTAGCTAAAGTTATAGTTGTCGAAGTGCCATATTGTGCGCTAAATCCAGATAAGATGTATTCTGTACCAGTTGTTCTAATTTGTACCTCGAATACTGCGTTATCCCTATATTCTTCTTGTGTAACAACTGCTCCAGTTCCAGAGCCAACAAAAGTATAATTAGCTGTTGAATATTGTTGTCCAGCATTATCCCATTCTATCATAAGAATTTCGTCATTTGCTCCACCACAAAATACTTGTCCTATAATAGCTTCTTGGTCACGGGCATTAATTTTACCATAACGATATTCTTCTTCTGGATCATCACCGTCAGCTACAGCACCATATGTTCCATATGAGCTATTTCCGTTAGTTGCACGTATGATACCCCCATCCTCTGCAAACATACCAATCTGCGCATAGTAGGTAAACACACTAACTAATTCAGCACGACCACCATTGGTTACCCAAGCTCCAATACCGTCACTTATAACCTGTGTAAAGTCGTTACTTACAATAGATTTGTTTCCACCGTTATGTAAACTTCCATCAATCTTTTGTCCTACAGCAGCATACCCAAATGTTGTACAGTTTTGTACATAACAACTACGGTTTTTAATCCAGACACGCTGATCATCCGGACCCCATCCTGGATCTAAGCTTACATACTTGCCCCCTGTTGGTCTTTGATAAGGCTCATTGCCAATAGGATCTGCTAGATCTCCTACTAAACCCTTTAGTGTTAAATTTCTAACACCTGTGGCATCTCTAACATAAAACATATCTTCGGTCGTTGAACCCATTACAGCATTTGAATAATACCTTGCCGCATAAAATGACTTATAGTTTCCTGGATACCTTAAATCGTAAATTAATGCCTCAACAAATTTCTGCATATCTCTACGACATTTTTCTTCATCAAATGCATAAGTTGGGCTATTAACTTTTGTATAAGCAACACCTTCTTCAATTAAAAATGTTTTATTAGCATTTAAGTTATTAGCTGCTTTAACTCTGTTTGAATTAGTAGTAAAAGTATTAGTTCCTGTTATACTTGGTAATGTTCCGTCTTGCAAAACTTTAAAATCTATAACAGCTACCATATCATCTAGTAAATCTTTGATCAAATTTGCTTCTGTTATAGTTGCAAGAAAAGCTTTACTTTGCGATTCTGTATTACCAACAGATGCTACAACATCTTCGCCTGTAATCAAATCTTCTGTTATATTTTTTATTCTTCCTAATACAGCTCTTGTCTTTGGAGCATCATTAGATAAAGCATCAATCGGCGGGTTGGCCACAACTGTAACTGATCTAAGCTCCTCGCCTAAAATAGCAGTTCTAGCTGGAACTATGATAGGCAAAATTTCTTCATAGGTTCCAGTATAAACTTTAATAGTAGTATATCCTGAATAACCATCGTCAGCCATTTCAGTAGCAAACTTAATTGTTCTATAAGGTTTGAAGTAATTTGTTCCTCGTTCAGGATCGTCTGGATCGTCTACACCGTTAGTTCTAACGTGAAAAAATCTTTGAACATCTCCAAAGCTTTGCCATTCGAATGTTCCTTCTGTGCTGTCTAAAACAGTTAAAGTATGATCTTTTGATCCTATAGGAATTCGAACTGGTCCGGCAGTACTAAAGTCATTTTGTGCTGCGTTTAGCAAATTATAGGTTAATAAATCACCGACCTGATCAAGACCGCCTGGTTGATTTTGAATCACCACAGACCAGTAAGATGATTTCATTAAATCAGTATTTCCTGGAAATGAAAATGGGTCAGCATCGTGAGAAATGCCAGCACTATAAGCTGAACCTTTATAATATACTACATCATTAATACTATAAAATGCATCATGTTCCCAGTTACCTCTAAATTGATTTCCTACAATAACTGGTTGCCAATGGCTTTCATCTAAATAATCTGTTGTGCTGCCATCGTCAACAGAATCTGCAAGGGCAACATATACCGATCCGCCACGTTTTACTAAGTCACCTTTTTTGTAATTTTGTGTTGAAATAAAATTACCTTTAAAGTTGTGTCCGTGTACCAGTACAGTCCAGTTTGAGTTTCCACTAGGATATAGTGCAGAATCTCCTGGCTCACTATTAAAGTTATTCTGTAAAGCAATATAGATATAACTGCTTAGACGAACAACATCTCCCACAGCATAGTATGTTGATGCACTCCAATCTGTTAAAAAATTCGAACCAGCAAATGCAACTATAAATTTATTAGAAGTTATTGCACCCGGTGTTGAGCTTGATGTATGTTCATCTATACATTTAAGAATTGTTCCGCCATATTTTACATAGTCATTAAGTCTATATCTTGTATTAGAAGCATATGAACCTTTGTACTCCGATGTTTTATTAACAATTTTCCAGGTTTCAAAAGTACTGTCGTCTACATTATCACCTGTGCCTCCTGGGATACCTGCTGCGGATGCTGTATGTTCTTTTATACACTCATAAACAATGCCATTATATCTTATAACATCGCCTGGTTTATACCTTGTTGTTACAGTCCAATCTGAAATATAGTTATGTCCGGCAGCATATATTGTCCAATAAGCCAAATCACTATCAAGATATGTTCCTGAAGTATTGTCTGTTATACAAAGATATAAATTCCCTCCATTAGAAACAATGTCTCCACCGATATATACAGTATTAGCTGTCCACGCTCCTTTAAAAGTATATCCACCGGTCATTCTTGACCAAGCAGGACTAGCATATGTATCTTCGGGATTTACTTTAAAAGTTTGTGCTGCATAAAAATCGTTAGATAAGTGAGCTCTTATGCAGCTCCAAGCTCCTCCAGCGTAATAAACTACATCATCTAATCTATACTGTTGACTTGGTTGCCAGTTGCCTATCCATCTATAGCGCAATCTGCTTATTTTAAACTCTGCCATTGTTAATTCCTGGAGTGATCTTTATATTTATATACCTGTTGGATATACATATTTTTGATTAATTCTTACTACAAACGTTCCATCCTCGGCGATATAATAATAGATAGAACGTTTATCCCATCTATATTGACTAAAATACAAATTTTTAAATAAAATCTCGTGTTCTTCGTTTACATTATCTATATAATCTAAACCATATTCAAATTCTACATAATCATCGTCTGGAGGTCCTGGATTGTTAATCACAATCGTTTCTCCAGTTTGTAAAAGGTTTTCTCTAGTTAGATATAATTCACCGTCTTGAGTTCTTCTAATACCATAAAAATACTTAGGCGAATCATCTCCTAGTAGTGCGTCATCTGCTCCAAATATATAATTTCCAGACATTTTTTAATCCTTATATAAGTTCTGCGTAGCTTATCACAGCATCAACGCTTTCAGCAACATCACTTACAATTCTTAAAGAACAATTTTCTGCTAAAATTAATTTTTCTCCGTTAGTTACTACCTTAATGCTTGAATTAGGAGGAATAATAATTCCTTTTACAAGATATGCCTCGGTACTTGTAGCATCAACTACTGTAATACTAATGGTTGCGTTATCTTCAGTTGTATTGGCTAGATTACAACCGATAATCGTAAAACGATTTGTACCGGTTGTTTGTAAGATGTCTGTAGCAGTTGTACCTACATTTTTCACTACTTTTGTTCTAAAAAAGGTCGCCATAGTTTATCCAAAAAGCTTATCTTGTATTTATTAAAAATAAAATAATAGCTTTTTTACTTAGCGGTCAAAACCACTAATTACGTAAACATTTTTTGTAGTAGGAACACTGCTACCAAAATGTATCCAAGCGCCTGCTGCATATCCTATAGGATCTTGCAATATTTCATAATTTATATTAGCCACTTGAATTACGTTTTCCACTATTACCAAAAGTCTTTCTGCTATCTCTGTAGATGTAAGACCCGAACCTGATCCTTCTTTTTTGAAATCAAAAGGATTTACAGTTAAAGGACCAAACATATCTCCTCCAGAGTGAGAAATAAATGATTGAAAAGATATAGAACTAGGTTCCTTAAATTTGACTTTGCGCCATAACGCATTTCCTGTCGAATCATTTCCTTGATAAGCTTCTAACTCATAGGTATCTGAATTATATCTTATCATTCCTTCTACAGGAGTCCCTGGACGATCAGCTGTTCCACCTTTAGGAATTAATAAGCTGATCTTTCCATCCATAGTTACTCTACCGTCTGTTTCAACGGCCACACTTTGATCTTTTACATTTCTAAAATTAAGCTGACTCTTTTTTAGAAATTTCATTAACTTACCCTAAATGAACTTACAGTTACCACTAATCTATCATTAGCAGACGGGCTTGCCACCAAATAATCACCTGTAGTTAATACTAATTTTTCTGTATCAAATGTAAATGTTTCACCAGCAGGAACAGTCAAACTATTAATTAATTTCATTGTGTTTCCAGTTTCTTGACTATAAGCTGACAGGTCTAAGTTGGCATCATTTGAATCAATATTACAAAATATTAAACAGGTTACTGCGTGTTCTTGTACATCGGTTACAAGCGTACCTGGACAAGTAAATATTGTGGTTCCTCCTGTTAGTAATGCTGCGTTACGAATTGCCATTGTCTTGTCCTTAAAATATCATACTAAATCCTAGAGCTCTTCGTCTACTTACTAATTCGTCACTTGCTGTTGGATTAGAAAAGTATAGACCAGTTTTGCCCATACCTAATGTAGATTTACTATAAAGGACATTATAATTACTATTACTACTCGGAGCCGATGCTTGGTTATCTAGTTGCAAAACTCCCGAAGTTTCTAAGTCTGAAACTATCCTAACTTTGCCAGTTCCACTAGGATCAATTTCAATATTACGATTAGCTACCCCTGTTACACTTATGGTAGCATTTGCGCCGCTACTTGAAATTTGAAGATAGTCGGTACTTACAGGAATGCTTAAATTGTTTGAATCAATTTTTGCTCTTTGAACATTATCAACTTTAAAGTTAATATAGCTTGGGTTGTTTAAAGAAAATGGATCAGTTGAGCTAGCATCATATACACGAACTTCTGTATCATCATTAGTAATATGCGTAAAGTTTGCATAATAAAGAGCAGAAGTTACATAGTCTGCTAGACCTTGTGTATTAACTAAAGCATCTTTAGCTGTATCATTGTTATATAAAACAATTTGCCCTGTAGCAGGTGCGTATGGCCCTCCCGCGGTATGTCCAGCAGGATAGTCTAAAATGTTTTCTTCGTAATTATTTGTTCCTTGAACAGTTACTACACCAGTACCTTGATTTATCAAATATAAGTTATCGTTATTAGCAACTTGAATACTACTAACATACAATCCAGCTCTGTTACTTCCTACTAATAGTTCAAAGGATCCATTGACTAATCCATATATCGAGTTTCTATGGTTAATGCTTTCATTAAAATAAAAGCTTGCATTGCCATTTCCTCTTATAATGTCAAAACCGCCCTTGCCGTCACCGGGTAAAGTGCTATTGCTATTTCCATCAGCAATAGTTATTTTTTGATCAGTAATATATAGCTGTGTAGACTCGACCTGAGTTTGACTTCCATAAACCCAAAGGTCGGCATAGATGTTAACTTTTCCTAAACCAGTAGCTGTTGGTCCTCTAGTGTCTAAATCAATGTCACCAGATTGCTTTACAACTACTTTATAGTTGCCATCACTTACATTTAATACTTTTACGGTCATATTAGCTGATTAAGGTAAGAACAATCAATGTTTCTGTTGAATCGTCCTGTAAGGTCCACTTATAATTATTACCGTTAAAAGCATGAGCTTTTCTTGCTCCTAGCTTTCTAATTGCTACAGGAGTGCCACCTGAAGCTATTCCTACTAAACTCGCATCTCCGTTACTTGCTGGAGTAACTGCATCAGTTAAGCTGCAAATTGCTGTAGTAGCACCGTTGTCACTACTGCACTTAAATCTGCGAGCACCTTTTTGTTTTACAATATATCCTTCGTATACTGTACCACCTGTCTTAAACCTAATTGGAAGATGTGGTGTAGCTGCTGATCCGGTTGCACCGAAATATTTTTTATTAATTTTATTTGCCATTTATTTTTCTCCTTGACGTTCTAGGTCTACGCTTGGCTAGCATAAGTCATTCTGACAAAGTATTTAGCAAAAATAACAAAGGGCGCCTGAGCGCCCTTTATCAATCGAACTAGTTCTTCTTTGTTGATTAGAAGAATGTTGGATTACTTACTGTTACTGTTCCAAGATAATCAGCAGCATTACCTAGAGAGCTTGCAGTATTTGTTAATTCTACATAACCATAACGTGTCATGAAGCTAACTACTGGCTCAAATGTGCTTGGATCTAGAACAACACCACTACTCATCAATGGAATGTATGGGCAGTAGAATGCAGGTGCATCACTTTCTGTTGAACCTTTGTAACCAATAAGAACTGTGTCATTGGCAGCATATGTGTCAACATAAATCTTCATAGCACCGTTTAGTGTTCCAGCAAACTTAGTGTTTGTTGGAGCTTCGAACGTACCTTCTGTTGTACGAGCAAATGCACTTGTTGTAGCACTTTGTAGCATTGTTAATACAGCAGGACTTACAACAGCCCAGTTACCTGCACCACGACGTGTGCGCTGAGCAATTGTATTACTTACGCGGTTAACTGCAACTGCTAGAGCAGCGTGCTCGTCACCAACGAATGTAGCTGTACCGCTTACAGCAGCTTGATCAAATGCGATTTGGTTTTGTGAACCAGCTAGTGTTTTAAGACTTGCTAGAATTTCACGATCAATTTCAGCTGTAATTTCTTGAGCTAAAGCAGCCATGATTTCAGCTTCAACATCAATACCGTGTTGTGCCTGCATATCCTGAGCAGCTTCAAATGTCCAGCGAGCGCTTAACTTACGAGTTTTCGCTTCAACTGTTTGCTTTAAGATCTGAATGCTCATTCTACGACCAGCTTCACCTTCTAGGGCAGCAGTTACAGCAGCCTTATCGTTAGCAGCGCCGGAGTAGCCTTCAGCAATCTTAAATGGGCTTAGTGCCTCTTCACCAGCTGTTACATCTGTACCACTTGTGCTGTTAAAGCTATCAGCATAACGTACACGTAGTGTATGGATTTGACCAACTGGACCAGTCATTGGTTGTACACCAACTAACTCGTTTGCAATAACGGTTGGCATAACGCGACGGATTACTGGAAGAATCACGCGATTTAATGTTGCAACGTTGCCGGCAGAAGTGGCACCAGCACTAGCACTTTCTGCGAGATACTTGCGAGTATTCTCGAGAGTAGTTGCCATTACTGTCTTTTTTGTGCCTTGTAGGCCTTCTAAAAGAGCCTGTTTAGTCTCTGCCCAACGGCCTGTTAGTAGTTCTGACATTATATTATCTCCTAATTGTCTTAAACTTAAATTCCAGCAAGGCGACGAATATCTACAATATTTGCGTCTTCTTTGCTGCTACTTACGCTGTTGGTTTCTTTATTGCCTGTAACTTCTTTTGCCTCAACTAATGCCTGTTTCTTCTTTGGAGCGTCACCAGCAATTACGCTTGGTAAGTACTTTTCAAAACTTGTTTTTAGTTTTGTAGTTTGTACGCTTTCAAGTAATTCCTTCATAATAGCCTTTTGCTGTGGAGCAAGAGGTGCTATTAGTTCATTCATAATACCTTGACGTTCTTGACTTTCCTTAAGAATTTTTACTTCTTTTTCTTTGCTTTCCATGACCAAACGTGCTTCTGCTACAGCGTTTTTAGCAGCGGCAAGTTCTAATTCTTTCGTGTCTATGACCTTGAGCAATTTACTTGTTTCTGATTTTTCGTTAAGATAACTGTTCTGATATTCGCTAGCAAAAGCTTCGAATAGCTTGCGACCGAAGTCATTACGACGAGCACTTTCAATGTCTTCTTTGAGTTGACCAATTTCCTTTGTAAGGGTTTTTTCAACTGTAGATTCAACTAATTGTGCTGCACGTTTTACAAACTGTTCTTTCATTTTGCTTAATGCTTCACGACCTTCACGAACAAGTTTTACCTTAGTTTTTGCTAAGTCCTGCTTGTCTAAATGAAATTCTGCTATTTCTTGTGCAAGAGCTTCTACTACAAACTTTTCTAGAGTTTTAAATTTTGCAGCCATTTGTACTTGATCTTCGTGCAACTCTTTAACTTCAGCAGCAAGTTGTCTTGTAACGAATTCCTTCATTAGTTGAGCAGTTTTTCTGCCTTCAACAACAACTCTTGCTTTAGCTTCAGCAAGTTGACCACGATCTTCTACAAATTGCTTGATCTCATCTCTTAGCTGGTCGCCAAGCATACGATCAATTGCTTCAACCATAACTTGTTTGTCATGCTCGTAGCGTTGTGCAAATTCTTCACGTAGTTCTTGAGTTAGCTGTGATCGGGCCTCTGTAATACGAGATTCCCAAGCTTTCTCAATATCAGCTTTTACCTCTTCAGAAATCACATTATTCTCAAATAGTTGTTTTAGTGCATCCAACATGTGATTCTCCTATTTTTATCGGAGCTTGCCTATTATTGCTAATAGGCTCTCTTTGAGATATTTTTGTGCCTTTGGATCGTCTTTGACCTCTTGCGCTATACGCAAGCTACGATAACCATTACGAGTATTCATAAGATGTTCGTATATTGGTGTAGGATACGCTCCAGGAGCACTTGGTTGAGCTACCACATCTATTGTGATAATCTCGAAATCGGAAACTTCACCGGAACCGTCCTCTCGAACGTTCCCGGATCCGCGACTACTTACTCCTAACTTAACACCGCTTTCTAACATAGTTTTCACTAGGTTACCCATTGGTGTAGGTAGGATTTTTAATTTTCCATAACCGTCTGCATTTTCCATCCACATTTTTGTAACCATGTGGCACACGCGGTCAAGGTTAATTCTTAGGTCATCAGGATGATCTACTTCGCCAAGAACTGAATATCCACCTTCAATTTGATCGTTCAGGGTTTTGACAGCCCTGGCGATTTCTTTCGCAGGATAAACACGCTGATTCTGATTCCTTTTGTCGCCTTGAATGAAAATCCCTGTCATATACAAGGACTTTCCATTCTCGGTACCATCGGATTCAACGACCATTTTAGCTTGGTCGAAACTCAGGTTTTCACGAAGATAGTTCATCTATTCTACCTTATTTGGCACGCTTAGGAGCACCGTTCATTAAACTACCGGCACTTTTGTCAGCCTGCTCTTTTCCTAAGCCATTTGGATATGTTGGCTCTTTATGTTTGAATGCTGTCTTACCAGCATTACCACCTGGGACATTAATATTGCCCATGTTATCCTCTTTAGGATTTCCTTTAAAAACGCTACTGCCTTTTAAATGACCTTTGTTAGCTTCTACAGGTCCGCTCTCTGTACCACCTTTAAGGTTAGCTACAGTACCACCCATATCATTCTTACCAGCTACAATACTTTTTGTATTGGCTCCGTTGTCACCCATTTTGCCGTAACTTGTATAATCTTTGCCGCCTACTTTTTCTACGTATTCACGCATAAAGTTGTCTGTTTCGAAACTAAGCTCATCTTCTTCTTGGCCCATTTCCATGTCCATGTCGTCACCGCCCATGTCCATTTCATCATCTCCACCCATATCATCCATACCTTCTTCGCCGGACATTAAGGCTTCGAATTCAGCTTTTAGTTCATCAAGTGCATCTTCTAGGTCAACGACACGGTCTTCTAGGTCGCCTTCGCCACCCATATCATCCATACCTTCTTCGTCGCCGCCGTCTTCAAGGTCGTCGATCATATCATCGCCAGCATCACCGCCTACATCGTCGCCAGCTTCTTCATCTTCACCTTCTGCAAAGCCAAAACTCTCGTCCATCTCTTCATCATCTTCTTCGTCTTTAGCTTCGTCAACTTTGTCCTCGTCTTCGTCTTTAGACTCGTCTTGTTGCTCGTCATCTTCATCTTCATCCTTAGCTTCATTAAAATCTTCAGCAAGAATTGTTTCATAAATTTCACGAGATTTAGCTACTACGATTTGATGGAAAAGCTCTTTGGCTTTGTCACTTTCATCATTAATAAGATGTTCGAGCATCTGCTCGAATTTGTTTCGATCAGTCATGTTTTTATCTCCTATAGGTTGCAAGGCTGTCAAATATATTTACAAAAGATTACAATAAACCGTGTCTAATGGTGTATTTTTAACGAATTTTAGACCAGGAATGAATTTTTTCTTTAAAATTATTATAATTTAGATGTTTAAAATTTCTATAATTAAACTCAGGATCAAAAAAATTATCTTCAACTACTCTGTAATAAGAAATATTAGGATTATCTCTAATAACCTGATCAGTTTGTCTTCTCCAGTTTCCATAATATGTTGCAGTGTCATCTACTTTTTTATAATTTTCTGTGCCTGCATAAATGTTATTAACTAGACCAGTTGGAGTTCCTGTATAATCAAACCCTAAGATATAAATTTCGTCAGCGCCATGACTGGAAGCCATATGTAAAGCAGTTGGCCCACTGCTCCAACCTAACCCTGGATTAAAATAATTAAAATTGGAAAATTTTTTGTACTTAGAATTAGGATTAGTCCAAACTTTATGCGTTAGTTGCCATCCTTTTGACTCAATTTCAAAAATCATTTTTGGATCAACTGCTATTAAAAAGTCAGGCTCAAACTCCCGATAAAGAGCATTGCATCCATAGATATAACCATAGTTTTTAAGTTCTTCAAGATTGACGTTTTGACGACTACGACCGTTGCCTAACACAAAGCGACGCATAAAAAATCCTTTTTGAATAATTATGCCGCAGGTGCTGGAGGTGGTTTGTACATTGACTCAATAAATTCTAAATCTTTTTCTTGTTCTAGAATATGCTGTTCACTAGCTTTGCGTAACTCGTTAATTTGTTTTAAAGTTAGTCTAGTCTTACGAGTGTCACTACGCTTCATCACATCACTATCTCGGCTTGGATTATAGGATAAGTCTCCAAATCCAATTGGCTGTGATTGATCTCTATAAAATAATTCACGCAATATCATAAAAATATTTATACCGTTGGGGCGGATGGAACGCCAGCAGGAGCAGCAGGGGCAGCGCCTGGAGCAGGAACTTGTCCTGGAGCAGCTCCAACTTCTGGCGGAGCATTTTCATCTGCTAAGTCGTTAAGATCGCTTTCTATACCTGCTTGGCTAATGCCAGCACTACGCATTTCTCCTGTAGCATCTGTGGCAACTGCTTCTGCTTTTCCATTTTCTTCAGCCCATAATTTTTGATTCTCTGCCATTTCTTCGTCTGTTAATCCTAAGAATCGTTTTAAAGCAAAGCGTTTACTGATAAAAGGAATTTGCTGTACTGTATTAAATGTGTTAATTCTTTGCCCGTCCATTTCACTTTGACGATATGCAGCAAAATTAAGTGGTGGATTTAATTGTAGTTCAAATAGTCCTGTATCTATGTTTAGACCTTTATCGTGCAAGTATAATTTGAACTCTTGGTCAAATATTTCTTCTAATAGATTTTGTAATCTTTCGCAGTATTTGTTGAATCGTAATTCTTGAATATAAGCAGTTCCTACTCTTCCATCATTATAACTGGCCTGACTATCATCTGCTCCTGTTGGCAAATAGCTACTTGGAATACGTAATCCTCTGAATAGTTTATTTGTAAAATATTTTAAATCGTCAATTTCACCTAAATTTGTTCCCCCTGGCAATGTATCAACTTTACTGCCTCTACCTTCTGCTGTTTGTGGAAAAAAGTAATCTTCATTAATGCTTAATGGATTGTAAGCACTGTCAATAACATTTTGCCCGCCACCTGTTACACTAGGAATACGACGTTGGTTAATTTCGTTTTTAACTCTTTCAACAAAACTCATAGCCAAATGACTAGGCATATTACCTACATCAATGTAAAATACACGACGTTCCGGAGCACGTTGTACACGATAGATAATAATAGCATCCTCTAAAAGTTCTTTTTGTTTGTAAACTTTAAAAATTTGCTCTAACAAACTATTTCCAAAAGGATAATTGTTATCTAATCCTTCGCTTAAACTTAAATGAACAACGTGTTTTGCTTCAATAGCAACTTCATTTTGATTGTTTTGAAATCTAGTTCCTGGGCTTATGGGATATGCGCTTGCTTGTCCTCGGGCTGCTGCACCACCTGCTACATAAGCAGTACCTCTATTATTTGTGTTTGTTGTGTTAGGATTGATTGTTGTTACAACTAAATCCATAAAATTAGGATTTAAATCTCGTATAACATATTGTTCTGGTTTTTTACCTTCACTTTCATTTACGATAATTTTAGTTATTTTACTTGGATCGATATGAAACCATTGCTTAGTTTCAGGATCTCTTATAAAAAATCCGTCTCCATACTTAAAAATATTACGTATGATTCTAAATACTCTAGTATCAAATTTGTTTAATTTTGTCCATTGTTGCAAGTACTCTCGCAAGATTCTTATCTCACTCGACGTAGCCTGAGTTTTAAAAGTTAATCTAAATGGAGTATTGTTATTTTCACTAGGCTGTGTGCAAAATTCTGCTAAAATATCTAAGGCAGCATTAACTTCACTGTCCATATCCATAGTATCATATTGAAGATATCTGTCAATACGATTAGGTGCACCAGTGTATACGTCAGGAAGATAACTGCTATAGTTAGCTCGTGCTGGACCGGGTTTGGCGGCGTTGGAACTTAAGGGACTGAACGTTCCTGGATTGTTATCCACAGTTACCGGAGTAAAATATTTTTTCCAACTCATGTTTAAGCGCCTACAAAATTATTTTTGTTATTAGATTTAGTTGCACGAATTTGGTCACCCAACAGTTTACCATTTTGGTCAATTAAGTCTTTTATAGATTTATTTAATGAACTTAGCTGCTTGACAACATCATTTAAGGTAGCATCTTTAGATGTAGCTGCCGCTGTTTTAGTGTCAGCTTTTGATTCCAGAGCAGTGCTATCTTTCTTTTGTTCTGCCTGACGTTGAAGCCTAGCTGTTTCTGCATCAGTTTGATTTTCATCTTTTTTAGCAGCCGCAGCAGTTTGAGATTTTAAATCAGCTCCAAATTTTTTCATTCCTGGAAGATTTATCGAATTTAGATCAACTTCACCTTTTGAATTTAAAAATGGATTAGTAGTATCTAATGCTTGCTGCACCGGCTCAGGAGCTACAAAGTCCATACCTGCTACACTGGCATCACCTGGACCTGCTGCAAAGTCCATACCTGCTACACTGGCATCACCTGGACCTGCTGCAAAAGCAGCATCGTCTATCATTGACGAAAAATTTTCATCTATATCTTGTGCAATATCTCCAAACTTTTCTCCAAGGTCATCTAATGGTAGTGCATCTTTTATTGCAGATGATATGTAGTCGGTATCTTCTTCCTCAGTATCATCTTGATTGTACTCATCAAGCATTGAACCTAAGTTGTCTTGTATATCATTACTAACTTCTTCTATACCTGCTCGCATATCATCAGCAAACAAACTCAAATCTTCTTGTTGTTTGATTGCTTCATCTAACCCTGCCATTTCATCGAAGGGTAAGGCGTCCTTTATAGCAGCAGAAATATAATCAGCATCTTCTTCTGCTGTATCATCTTGATTGTATTCATCAAGCATTGAGCCTAAATTATCTTGTATATCATTACTAACTTCTTCAATGCCTGCTCGCATATCATCAGCAAATAAGCTCATACTCTCTTGCTGACTTGTAGCTTCATCTACCCCACCCATTTCATCAAATGGTAAAGCGTCCTTTATAGCAGAGGAAATATAATCCATTTCCTCTTCTAAAGATTCTGACAACATATCTTCTATGTCAAAGGCTTGAAAATCTATCCCAGACAACGTGCTTTCAATATTTTTTATAATATCATCAAAGTTACTGCCAAACTCATCTGATAAACTTCCAAATGGAAGCTTTAATTCTTCGCCGAATTCGCCTGCTGCTGATTTCCAGTTTAGCTTTGTTAAATCGAGCACATTATCAACTGCTCTAACACTTGCTTGAGTAGCTGTACTTGGTCCTGAATCTATCTTATTATCAACTGCTCTAACACTTGCTTGAGTAGCTGGTTTAGCCTCAACTGGTTTAGCCTCAGTCGGCTTAGACTCAACTGGTTTAGCTTCTTCTTTTTTCGGTTCAGTTGGTTTAGATGCTACTTCTGCGATCTTACCTAATTCTTTAGGCCAGTTGATAACTTCTACTTTGCTAGGTCCGGTGGAAGTTTTAACTTCCACCTTAGGTTCTATTTTAGCAGTTTGTCCTGAAACTGAAGTAGTAATGTCCTTACTGATCTTCGATAGGTCAAGCTGTCCTGAATCCTTAACTTTATCTAATTGTCCTTTTAAACCACCAAAGGCTTTAGCAGCTCCTTCACCGCCCATACCTTTAGCCAGTTTTATCATTTGATCTTGAGTTAGCACGGCTTCCATACCGTGTAATTCTACTAATGTTCCTTCGCCCCAATCCTCGAACATTTTACCAGACATACCAATGCTACCAGAATTTCTTTTAATAGTTCCGGGCTGAGGTGTTGTAGAAGGCGGAGTTTGTTTTCCAGCATCTTGTTTGTATTTTCCTAAAGTTTCATCTAAGTCTTTACGAAATTTTGTTGACCAATCTTTTAATTGAGAAAATGTTTCAAAATTTTGTTTAATGACATTTCCCATCTCTTTAGTTATAGCACCTATGGCTACCCCAGCGGCTTCGGCGGCCTTTTGTAATTCGCCACTGGCTCCGCGTAACGCACTAAGGAACATTCCTTCTGCTGAGTCGTCTGATTTTCCTTTTCCTGCTGCTGTTTCTGCAATTGCTGGACGTATGCCTTTTCCAGAACCCCCAAAGTCTTTTTGTGCATCCTGAAGATATTTTGCAAATTGATCAATGCCTGGACCAAGTTTGTATAGAGGTTTTAGCAGATACTCATTCATACCAGCCGCAGCGTCTTTCATTCTAGCTTCAAACAATATATTTGTTTTAGCTATTTCATTTACCTGCTTATTATTATTATCTTTTCCAGCCTTTTCTTGTTCTAAGTTTTCTTTTAATCGTTTGTTAAGCTCGGCAAAATTAGTTGCTGTGCCTCCAGACTCTAGCTCTAATCTTTTTAGAGCATCGGTAACACCACGATTGGCCATCATGTTTTCACCCAATGCTTTAGAAGCTTCTCCTCCAGCAGCACCTAGTGCTATAATTTGTAGTTTTGATGGATCCTTACTGTCATCATAGGCAGCTTTTCTTGCTCTTTCGTTAGCTGCCATCGCTGCTGATTCATTTCCTTTAGCTGTGGCAAGAGCGCTATCTCTTGTTGCTGCTGCCTGCTGACTGTTTAATGCTGCCTGTGTGGCAGCTTCTCTACTCATTATTTGGCCTGTAGCAAATACTTCCTTAAACATTTGTCCTTGGCCACGGAGCTGTGCTTCGTTATATTGTTGAGCAAATAATGCTCTTGCTTTAGCTTCTGCTTCAGGACCTTCTTTAAGTCCTATAAGCTTCATTTTAGCTTCTATCTGGGCATCTTCTTGAGCCTTTTTCATCTGAGCAGCTTGCTCTTCTCGACTCTTTCCGGTTAACCTAGACATTTCATCCATTTGTTCTGCTAACTTTGCAGCAGATTCTAGGGCCTGTTTCTTGCCTGCCTCGTCCATCTTTTGGGTGTAACGCATTGAACCCATCTGGACCATCAATACTTCGTTTAGATCTTTACTAGTATATCCTAATAATTTTAAACTGTCGGCAGCTGGACTGTCGTGAAATTCTTTGCTTAATGTGGCAAATGCTTCCGCTCCTCTAGTAACACTGCCTCCGAGGCCAACTAATGATTCACTATTTTTTCGTATAATGTCAGCAAATTCACTGATAGTCGTTCGACTATTAGCTGCTGCTATGCTTAATCCTAGTAAATCACCTCTGAACCCAGCTCCTACTTTGCTGAGATCCATAAATGCGCTTTGGCTTTGTTTTAAACTAGCAACAACTTCATTACCTGCTCCAGGGATCTTGGATAACCCTGCCATTAAAGGATTTGTTATTGACCCTTCTATTTTAGAGGCTAAATCGGGTCCGCCGATCTTACTATAGTCAACAGACGGCCCTGCGCCACCACCGCTACTTCGTCCTATGGCTTTGCCAATAGCCCGCGCCAGCTCTTCTACATCTGCATCAGCGACTTTCATTTATTTTTTCCAGGTAAAAACTACGCATATAAATATCTATATTATATTTATCGGATCAAATATGAATCAAAACAATCCACTAAGTAAATTTTTCAGACAACCAAAGATCTATATAACATTACCCAGTAGAGGGTTATATTATGAGCCCGGTGTACTCGGTGGAAGTTATGAAAATGTACCCATTTTTGCTATGACGGGTATGGATGAAATCATCAGCAAGACGCCCGATGCATTGTTTACAGGAGAAGCAACGTCAAAAGTTATTGAAAGTTGCTGTCCTACTATTAAAAACGCAAAATTAATGCCTAGTATTGATTTAGATACTCTCCTAGTATCAATTCGAATAGCAACATTTGGCAATAATATCACTGTAAGTCATACCTGTAAGAATTGCGGAACTGAAAATGATTATGATGTTGATCTTAGTGGAGTAATAGATTATTTTAAAGATTTAAAATATGTAAACACTATTCAGGTTGCTGATAACTTATCAATAAAAATTCGCCCTTTACAGTATGAAGAAATGAATTATTTTGCTATTGAAAATTTTAAACTTCAAAAAATGCTGTATCAAACTAGTGAATTAAAAGATGAAGAACGCCAACGAACTATTGATAAAATTTATCAAGATTTAAGTACACTACAACTACAATTGTTTTTAACCACTATAGAGACTATTCAAGCTGAAGTAGTTGTATCAGAAAAAGAATTTATAGAAGATTTTTTACGTAATTGTGATCGTTCAATTTATGGATTAATCAAACAAAAATTAGAAGAAAATAAAGAAACTTGGGCAATGCCTAAGCAAGATGTTAAATGTGGTAACTGTAATACAGAAGATAAAATTCAATTAACATTAGATCAAAGCAATTTTTTCGCGTAAGGCTTCTAAAACTAGATTTAGAACAAACTAAATCTTTGGTAGACAGATTAGATTTAGAAGCCAAAGAAATTAAAGACGAAATTTATAGACTAAGTTGGTACATGAGAGGAGGTGTTACCTCTCATGAATTATTTCACGTATATGGCTATGAGGATCGTGCCATTATTAATGGTATTATTAAAGATAATATAGAAGCTACTAAGAAAACTGGATTGAATTTAATTTAAACGCCACGCTCACTGGCAGTTTTAGCTTTCATTTGCTGTCCGGTTGCTTTAGCCCATAAAGAAATTTCTATAGGTTCGCCTTCAGCTGCTAAGAACATAACATTGGATAAGAAGCTTAACGAAAATAAATGACCTAATGTAGTAAAGTTTTCGCCTTGACCTTCTTCCATCCATAGCTTTTCTGAAATAAATGTTAACGCTTTTTCTGAAAAGTCAACATATACCTGTGTGTTTTCTCCAATACGTTGTTGTAAGATATAAGCGCCGGGACCTGTCCAGTAATTTACTAATTGTAAAATAGATTGTGTTTTTTGTGGTGCTTTAGCAATAAGTAAAAATCCTACTAACATTGGAACAGCTTTTGCTAGACCTGCTGTAGCTATTGAACTAGGTATACTAGCTACTAGTTGTCCTCTAGCTTGATATATTGCTCGTTCTTTATCTACATCTGACAAATTAGGATTAGCTTTAATACTGGCAACAGTATTGCTATATTTGAAAAAGTCGTTTAAAACTCCATAAGCTATAAGTGCTGTCCATAGCAATGTACTTGCAGTATAACCTAAAAATTTAATTATAGGACCAAATAGCCATTTATAAAGAAAGCTGTCCTTTGGTAATTCATTAGGTGTCTTAGGAGATCCTGTTATTTTACCTGTTTCAGCAGCAGCAGTCTTAGCTGGTTCAGGTGCTTGCGCTTTTTTATATTGATCAGATTGTTTATATGCATCAAGAATTTCGTCGTCGGTCATATCTCTTTTGATAGGACGACCAAATTGATCTTTTATTCCACTGTCAACCTGAGGCTTTGTTTTTTGACTATTGTACCATTGTTTAGCAGCAGATAACTCATCACTCACCGCTCCTCCTATATTTCCTAATTTCGGTTCAACTCTAGGAGGTTGCTCTTTACGAAAAACCTTTGATAATTTTCCTAATTTATCAAGAGGACCTTCAGTGATAATCTCATAAGCTTTCATAGTAGATATTTATTAGAGTTGAACTGCGTTCAACTGTTCTTCGCTAACGCTCGAACTATTGTTTTTCACGAAGTGATTTAATATTATCCAGATATGACAGTCACATTTTGCCCGCTAAGGGCAAAATTCGACTCTACATTATCCGAGTACTCGAGTCACATAGCATTACTGC